TAGAGTTTTTGTTGAAGACCCAACTAAAACATCAGACCAACCTGGTATCAAAGTGGGGGTATATATAACAACATCGAATAAGTTTATTTCTGAATATACACCACAAGGTTTTTGTAAAATAACTTTTGGTGGTGGTAATATTTCGGCTGATGAACAGTTAAAAGAATTCGCAAGAGACGGTAAAGGTTTTGATCTTAGTCGTTATACAAATAACTATGCAATGGGGGCGGCTCTTTCACCTAACACAACTTTATTTGTTCAGTACAGAATAGGGGGTGGATTATCAAGTAATGTTGGTATCAATACAATCAATCAAATTGGCACTGTTTCATTCGCAGTAAATGGTCCATCAGCAAGTGCAAATGTAAGTGTGACCAACAGCCTTCAATGTAATAATGTCACTGCCGCAATCGGAGGAGCTAATCCACCAACAACCGAAGATGTTAGAAACATGGTCTCTTTTAATTTTGCGGCACAAAACAGAGCAGTAACTGTAAATGACTACAATTCAATTTTAAGAACTATGCCCGCTCAGTTTGGTGCACCTGCTAAAGTTGCCATAACCGAAGAAAACAACAAAATAAGAATTAAGATGTTGTCTTACGATTCGAGTGGGGTTTTAACTAATGTAGTTTCGAACACATTGAAACAAAATGTTGCAAATTACCTTTCTAACTTTAGAATGATAAACGATTATATATCAATAGAGGCGGCTGAAACAATAGACTTGGCCGTAACTGTTGATGTTGTACTTGACAACAGTCAGAACCAAGGAGCAATAATTGCAAAAACAATCGAAATAGTTACAGACTTCTTCAATCCTTTAGTTAGAAATTTAGGACAGAATGTTAATATATCTGAGTTAAGAAGACTCATACAGTCTGAAAACGGAATTGTTTCAGTATCAGATGTTTTATTTTTTAATCAAGTTGGAGGTCAATACTCATCAACCCAAACCTCAATGAGTTATCTAGACCCCGTAACACGACAAATCCAACCAGTTGCAGACACTTTATTTGCAACACCGACTCAGATCTACCAAGTTAGATATCCAAACAAAGACATTAATATTAGAGTTCTTAATCTTAAGTCTGTTAATTTCTCTTAGTGATTTATTTTTTTTGAAAGAAACCTATTTTTTATTGAAAATAGGAAATAAACTATTTATCAAAAAAAGAAAAATTAATGTCTAAATCATATAGAATAAGGACACAGGTTGGTGTCGACAAATACATAAATGTAAATTTAGAACAAGACTGGGAACAACTTGAGATATTGTCTCTAAAGATTCTTGCTAATAATATTTACACTCGATTTTGTGCTGATTACGGTGTTGTTACGGGTCGTGTATTTGTCAATGGAGGTTTTGGATTACCAAATGCTAAGGTGTCTATTTTTATTCCTTTGACTGACACAGATGAGTTAGATCCGGTTATTTCAGAAATATACCCGTTCAAAACTATTAATGACACCACTGAAGAGGGTTACCGATATAATTTACTCCCAAAACTACCCTCATATAATGGACATGTGTCCACAGGTTCATTTCCTAACAAAGGGGATGTTCTAATGGATGAATCATATATTGAGGTATATGACAAGTATTATAGATTTACAGTGACCACAAATGAGAGTGGAGACTTTATGATTTTTGGGGTACCAACTGGTGAACAAACTATCGTAATGGATGTTGACTTATCAGACATTGGATGTTTTTCGTTGTCACCACAAGATTTAATACAACAAGGTTTGGCAACCGAAACTCAAGTCGACGGAGCAAGATTCAAATCTTCTACAAATTTAAGAGAGTTACCACAAATCAAAAACCTAATTTATACTGTAAATGTTAGACCGTTTTGGGGAAGTGAGGATCTTTGTCAAATTGGAATTACAAGAGTTGACTTTGATTTAACAAAACAAGCAAATATTAATATCCAACCTACAGCAATCTTCATGGGATCAATAATCTCAACTACTGATGATGATGCTCTGAAAGTAAAATGTAAACCAAAAAATAATACAGGTAATCTTTGTGAGTTGATTGCTGGACAAGGAGAAATACAAGGTATAAGACAAACAATTTTTTCAGATACAAATGGTTTACCAATCCTTGAAAGATGGAATATAGAACAAGCGGGTAAAGTTATTGATGGTGACGGAACTTATTTGGTTAATGTACCAATGAACTTGGATTATGTTACAACAAATGAGTTTGGACAACAAGTTTTATCTGCCGATCCTGCGGTAGGTGTACCAACAAAAGGAAAGTATAGATTCAAGTTTAGATGGCAAACATCACAAGGATTACAAGGTAGTTTCTTAAGAGCTGATTTTTTAGTGCCAAATATTAAAGAGTATGGATGGACCAATTCAGGAAACGATCCATTCGACCCAACTCAATCATACACATATAATTATCCCCAAATTCCTGCAGGTTCAATATCAGGTCAAACTGTGTTAATAACTTCTGGAGGGTTAATAAGTCCTGTATTCTACAATGTTGAAAGTTACACCATTTTTGTAAATGGGAATCAATACTTTGGATCTCCTGAGTCTATTGATTTTAGTGCGGGAGGCACATTACAGATAGTTGCAAGTCCTTTGGATGATCAACAACCACAGAATATTGATTTTACTTTTGTTCCTCAAGACTTGTTTGATGTTTATAAATCATATGCGTTCAGTACGGATTGGGATGATTATGCAAACGCACAAGACGCTATCGATTGTAAGGACACTTTCTATGAGTTCAAGTACAATAAAGTGTATACGACTGCAATGTTCTTAGATAGATACAAAAACGGTATAGGAAGAGCAAGACATTTAGGTATAAAAGAAATTGACAACAGAAGTTGTAAGTCAACTGTAAATACATTTCCTGTTAATGATGTTATAAGAAATTTTGATTTTATTTTCTTTGTTTTCAACATCCTTATAAACATACTTACATTCCCAATCTTAACATTATTATTTGTAGCCCACTTTATTTCATTTATGTGGCCACTTCTGAAGTATGTTCTTATAGCTTTAGGAATTTATTTTTCATATGAGGCAACAGTTGCATTAATTGAATCAATTCAGACAGCGGCAGCCGCGATTAATGTTGCATCAGGAATCATAAGTGCATCTTTAGCTGGTCCTGTGGTGAATGTTGGTAACATTTTAGAAGCGGTCAGGTTGATTCTATGGGGGATCGGTCAAGTTGCGATTGCGACATTTAAATTAGGTTTGGCCCTTGCATTCACCGCAGTTGCCATTGTAGCTGCAAGACGAATAAAAGGTTTTCCAAGAATTGGACTTCCTATGATTTCATATCCTGATTGCACAAGTTGTGATTGTGATTGTAAAAGTGCCGAAATGGATGATGATTTTGATGAAAGTTCTATAAACCAACAAATTAATGAAGCCGGTACCGCTTCACAAGGTGGTGAAGAAGTTTTATCGATACCTAAGACTGCTGTTGCCCCTGTAAACTATTCAGGGTCATATAATGTCGAACACCCAAATCTAACGGTCAATGAAGATAATGAAGGACCATATCACCCTTGTGATAGTTTGGGTACTTTGATGGGACAACAAAACGGTTTAGATTCATCGGTTGCGGTTAGGGCGGCATTAGATTTCAGAAGGTTATTTTCGGGATATGATGTTTTAACATCTACATCACCTAACAAATACATACCAAACCCACAATATCTCTTAAAAGCTCCCCAACCTTTCTTATTTGTGGGAGAAAGAAGGGCACCACTTTATTTAAACTCAATTACAGATTTGAGGGGATTCGCTTGGCCAAAAAGTGTTACCTTAAGTCAAAAATTAAACGAATTTAATACTCGAGATAAATATTTCAAAAGTTCACCATCGGCGTCAAATGGAACAGGGGTAAACAGAATTAAAACAACTGTAAATCCAACTTTAGGGTCAACAGCATATGAAGATCAAGTTCTTGTAATTCTAATGAATAAAGGTACTACATCAAGTTTAGGTGTTGGAAATTTAATTACTTTTCAGAACCCAAATTATGTAAACCCAACTCTTGCAACACCTGTAAATAGATTAACAAACCTAACAGGTGCAACCACCAACCAATTTCAAAATAACGCTGTAACAGGTTATACAATTACAGGAAACACAATTCCCGTACAAGTGCCTTATGCTAGTCCGAACTCACCAACATCCTATGCTTCACCAGCTGCTAATATAATCGTTGTTTCACCTCAAGTTTCACAACAACCTGTGATTGGTAATCCAAGTGCGGAGCAATCGTACCTCCAATATCCTACTGATATGGAATATTTCCAATTAGTTACTGGGGTTACTTTTAATGAATTTATTGCCAATTCAAATACCGGCAATACTGGATTTTTCCCTTCTACATATTTGTTACATGATGTTACAATTGGTGTAAATTTTTGTGGTGTTTCAAATCTGACATATAACAACATTATTACAACAATGACAGACTTTCAAAACTTTGAAATCTGTATCTTTGTAAGAGGAGTCGATCCACACACGGCAAAACAACCAACAATTCAATATGATTTATCAAGATTGTTTGGTAAGTCATATGGACAAGGTCCAATAATCAGTGGAAGTTATTACCTCAACAGACCAATCCAACCAACAACAGGTACGGGATACAAACCACTTACACACAACACACTTACAAATGTTTTAAATAATTTGTATTTCCCATCATTCACATTTACAATTGATTCTACACCAGGAAATTATAGTGGATTTACTTCTGATTACCCTTATTACTATGCAAGTACTGACGATTCTATCTCTAGTACTTATAATCCATATCCAGGACAATGGCAAGTAAACAACTTAGCAAGTAACCAAATTTTAACAAATCCTTCTAACCGATCCCTCCCTCTGAATCAGTCGGCTTACATGGTTGGAGGAACATATATTAGATGGGTTAACACTAATTTAACTAATAGTTATCAAATGTTGTTACAAACTGGAAATAACAACAGTTCACCATCTTGTGATCAGGATTGTCAAAATATGGAATATTTTAACACAGGATCGACTTTTTACACAGGAATCAATTCTGCGGGTAATTTGACCGCACTTTATTCACCGGCCTATTATAGATACTCACTCAACGGTGTTAACTTCTCAAACTCAACAAATATTGTTATGAGAAGTGATCGATTACCAACTTCTACAACAGTACAAAATGGTGCTTCAGGAACTAACACAGGATTTGCCTTACATCAAAATGATAACTTTGCGGTATTCTCACCATCGGGAGGCGCAGCTTATCCATTTATTACCGCAGGTGGTGATCTTTATAGTGGTGATAGTCAAGATGATGACCCAACAACACAAGCACTTACCGAAACATTAAGTTGTGAAGGTATGGTACCTTTGGAATGTTAC